TTGTACAGCATCTAACGAATCTTTAAATGATGCCCCTAATTTTTGGGTAGCAGCATATGATCCTATTAATTTTTCCCTTAATGCGGTTGATCCTATGGTAACACCCCCCATAGTTCTTTGTAGTTTCATCGCTTGGGAGTCTATCGATGTTAACGATTCAACTAATAAGTCGGGGCTTAACGAATTTTGGAATGCGGTTTTTATACCATTTAACATTTCCGAGATTTTTATTCCCTCAGCAGCATAATCTTCTGGAGCGGTATTAAATAAAAACATAATTTTTTATTAATAAATAGTTGATTTAGTTTTTTTGGAAAGTTTCAATAAGTTTGTCAATGAAAAATTTTCTTTCAAATGTTGGCATAATTAAAATATCACGATAAGAAAAATTACCGTATTTAATAAGATAGAAAAATTCTTCCATTAGGTTTAATTTATACGCCGAAGAAAGGGCGAAAAAATTCAGCCCCAAAAGTCACATCCAATGTTACTTTTTCTCCTGACGGGGCTATAATTGTTCTGTTTAAATCAATACTTGGTTCACATTCTCTAATAAATTTTCTAATGTCTTTTGAGTCAGATATTGGCATTTGGTTAATAAACGATGATATTTTTCCTTTATCTCTTTCACCATTTAATTCTACAATTTGTTTTTCTAATCTTTTTGTGATTATAGGAGCAACCATACCTTGTGGATACGTTCCTTGTAATCTATCTAGCTCATTAATATCACCAACATTTAAAATTTTACACTTAACGTTGGTTTTAGTTTTAGGTAGTGTAAACGCAAATAACCCCTCATCGTTTGGTTGGTGTTTCATTGGTTCATAATTTATTTCGTCTAATAAAACCGTCGTATCAAATCTGTTACCATTTGCAGGGTCAACCACTGAAAAATTATATTCGGACCCAAATGAAGTATTTCTTAAAAATATTAATATTGCTTGAACGTCAACATCAATTAATTGCATCACATCAAATCCAGGTTCATAGATTTTATTTCTTAATAACGCATTTATTAATCCTTCTTTTGGGATATTTTGTGACATTAATAAATTTTCATCTGAAGCGGTTAAAAACCCAACTTTTAATGATTCTTTTTTTGGTTTATAAAATATACCTTTAGACGGTAAAGAAACCACATCGTGTGGTAAGTTAAAGTCCATTTGTCCGTATTGTGCAGATTGATCCATAGTTGTTTTTTATTAAAAAATAAACGATTAAAACTCTTAGTAAATAAAAAATCCCACCTATTATAGATGGGATTAGAAAATATTTTATTTTTATTTTAATATACCAAGATACATCTATCAGGTCTAAGTGTTGCTTTAACAGTAATTAATCCGTCTTCACCATATGCTAACGAATCAAAATCTACGGCTGTTAAAAAACAACCTTGTAATATCCACTTTTCAACCGCCACACCTGTTGGGTCTAACATTTCTAAATCAACATCTTTTTTATATCCCGCAGCATAACCCATTCTACCTGTAACGGATTCAGCGTGTAAACGAACCCACTCCATAAGTGCTTGAGAAGCTGAAGGACCAATTGGGTCACGAAATGTTACGTCAATTGTATTCCAAGTAAAGCTACCAGCCACGAATGTAGATGTATTTAAGAATTTAATCTCAACCGGACTTATGTCTATTTTTGGTCTTGATGTGGATTCCACATACCAAGAATTAATTCCCAAAGAAGAAGGGAAAGTGATTATAAACCTATTTTTTCTTTTTGGTTCATACTGAAAGGGCATTTTCATTAATAAATCAGCCATATTGTGTGTATTTAAATTTCTTTTATTTTTCTAATAAATATATCGTATTTATTTTTTTTCTATTTACTTCCATTTTTATTTCGAATATTCTTTAACTAGAACTAATATTAATAATTATTAAACTTCTTTTTTATTACCTCCTTTAGTTAAATATGTTTTAACTGGACTTTTTTCATACTCTTTTTCTAAAAATCCTTTCATCTTTTCTATATTTCTTTCATCATCATCTGAAAACCCAATTATAGGTTCAATTTCATTATTTACTATATCATTCTTAAAAAAAGCTTTTTCCCCAATTTCTTGAGCCATTTCTTTACAATAACTAATAAAATTTCTCATCGCTTTAATTTTTCCTTCTTCAGGATTTGAAGCATCTCCGTCACCAAAAGTAACCGGTTCAAAACGACATAAATTTAAATATTCATTTAATTCGTTCTTTGTAAGTGTCGAAATCGTTTTACCGTCCACATCAACATCACCACCTAAATTACGATACCTTTTAAGATTCCCCGATAATGTCTTACCATTAATACCTAAATGGTTACTCATAATAAGATTGTATACCGCTTCTCTTAACGTCTTTGGGTTGTGACCCCTTGCTGTAATGATAGCAAATATTGACCCCCCGTTAATACACTCCACAAAATCGTTCCATGAAGGTCCTGGTTGAGCTAACAAGGAGTCTAATACAAATCTCTTATCTCCCTCTATCCTGAAGTTTCTAAATGGATTAGGCGCAAAATCTACAATCGCGGTCCCCTTATAATTAAAGGGTTCTTTACCTATTTGTTGTCTGTGTTCAGCAAAGTCTTCAGTAGACATTGGAACCTCATTGTCTTTATCGGACAATAAAATAATTGAGGTAGGCATAAACAAAAGATTATCATCCCAATCGAACGCATAATATTTTGTATCAGGTCTACCCTCATCTGTGAAACCTTCATTTAAATTACCCTTGTTAAGATAATTAAAAACGTGTTTTCTAATGTTCATTACTTTTTAAGTTTTTCTAATAATTTTTCTAACTGAGATTCAGTAATGATAATGTTTTGTTTTTTATTAGAAAACGTTTTTTTACCTTGTTGGGTGTACCCTAAAGATTCTTTGATTAATTTTTTTTCGATTTTCATGGTTTTCTTTTTCTATAAATATATAATGGGGGATATTTCTACCCCCCACTCTATTTTTTTATTGTTTTTTATTATACGTCATCAAAAGATGCTCCAGTCGGTGTAATCACAAACTCGATGTCTATATATTCTAACGCTCTTGTTGGTTTTAAGAAGATTTTACCTGTTAAAGTGTTTGAATCTAAATCTTCAGGGGTGTTTGAAACCGTTACACGGAAGTCAATTAAACCTCTATCTCTTCTGATTGAATCCAAAATTGGGTTAACAGAATCCAAGAAGTCTTGTCTAACTTTGTTATCGTTTTGTTCAAACAATAATCTCACGGCTACCGCTGAAATCAACTTACGAGCTTGTAATAACAATCTTCTAACGTTGATTCTGTCAAGTGCAGATTCTTTAATTTGCATTGTTTTGTTACCCCAAATTACTGTACCAACATCAGAGAAGGTTGCGATTGGGTTAATTCTACCCTTGTATAAAGTATCTCTATCGTCTTGTGTTAACTTACGTCTTGCTCTAATAGCATTTACTAAACCTCTTGTGTAACCTGCAGATGCAAACCAAGGGAACGCTATGTTATCAGTTAAAGCTAAATTTTTAACAACTTCAGATGTTGGTGGAATATAGATTTGTGTGTTATTAACAGTGTCACGAGTTAATACCCAAGGGTAATAAGTTGCGGTGTAGTTAGAGTCGATTCCAGTATTTTCTAAATTATCAACAACTTCTTGGGGATAAATTAAACCTTCTTCAATATCTTGAAATGAAGGTAAGAATAAATTAAAGTCAGGGGTTGTTGCAATGTAGATTGAATCCGCTCTTTCTGTTTCAATCATATCAATAGCTTCTTCAACCAAGTTTGAGTTATTTACATAATCAATACCTGGAGTTGCAAATATATTAATGTTTGTTGCTTCAGGGTTTGCGAAAGTTGATTGACCCCATTTGTATGCGTAGTAGTCGGTATTTGCCCAACTTTCTTGGTTAGGTCCTGAAATTGATTTGAACGCTCCCCATCCTGTTGCCGTTGGGTATGTTACTGATGCTGCCGCTCCGTTTTTAAATCCTGTTTGACCTAATGCAAATGTGTCAGCATTTGTTCTATATTCTCTATAAATATCCCATCCGTCAAATCCACCGTAAGCAAGTACTGTA